ACCAGCAACGACTATAGGAGCGGCTGGAGTAAACAATACTCTTGCACGTCAAACTACAAGAAACAGCGTTATTAAAAACTTTATGTCTACAAGTTTTTTAACAGAAACAGATTTAAATAGTTTAAAGTCAACTCAATCGGGTACTGTTCAATCATCAGCACTTATTATGAATGGTCCATCTTTTAAAACTACTGAAACTCCACTTAACTTTATATCTTATCAATACAAGCAATTAGACAATGCCTATAAAAGTTTTGGAACAAGAATGAGAATTATTGGCAAGATTGAAAATAATGAAAATCGTGGACAAACTCCAATCGGAAGTGTTTCTTATTATCAAGTAAATGGATCTCAAACAAATCAAAACGTAAGCATTGGTGGAGGTTCTGGAGGCTTAGCCGTAATGTTAAATCCAGAAACCAATAATGGATATTATTTTGAGATTGTTGCCCTTACTGAAACAAATGTAGAATCTTATCTTAAGTTGGATACTTCTGGCGAATCAGATATAAGCATTAACAATGTTGTTTTTTATAAAATTAAAAAAGATGCATCAAATAATGATGCCATTCCTGTAAAGTTGTACGGTGGTTTAACTAGTATTATTGTTGATGATGGTAGATTTACTGGTCAGTACAGGCTTGCAGGAGAAGACAAGCCCACTGTTTATGATCTATCAGTAGAGTATGAAAACATTGGAACTACTCGTAGGTTTTATTTGTATATCAATAATAAATTAATTAAGATTGTAGATGACACAGATCCTCTTCCAGTATACAATAATATAGCAACGTTTGTTCGTGGATCTTCAAGAGTTATGTTTGAAAATATTTTTGCACTTACTAATAACTATGCACAGAACACAGTTTCAGTAGTTGGACAAACATTGTCTGGAGTATTTGGTGATACAGAAATTGATGCTAATGAATCTTTTAGAAAGTATGCAATCAGCGGACTAGTACAAGGAACATATTTAAGTGGCATTAGTACAGAGCAGCCACCAAAGTACAACATGTATTTTGAAGAGTTTGGTTCTATTATGCGTGAATGTTCTTATTTTAACATTAAGTATGATCGTTCTTACCCTGCTCTTTATGCACAACTATCACCAACATTTAATAGAATTAAAGGATACACGGTATCTGGTTTTCAAGCAGACTCCTATGGGGCTGAGTTCTTAATATTTAATGCTACAGACACAGCACTTAATCTTGATGAAACCACTGGAAATTATTTAAGAATTCAGGGTATTACATTTACACAAGATACAACCTATCAATTAACAGTAGATGAATACTTTAAAAAACAAAGTAATCTATCAGATCCAGAATTACAAGGAAGTACATTGATCACCTCACCTCTGGTAGAAAAAGCTAAATATGATCAAATTAAACTAAGTAGATTAATATATGGCAAGAATGATTTTTCTATTGAAAGTCCTTACATTCAAACTCAAGATGATGCAGATGAATTAATGGGTTGGATTATTAATAAGATTATGGTTCCTAAAAAATCTATTGGATTAAACATGTTTGCAATACCTACCTTGCAACTTGGTGATATAGTTACAATTAATTATAAAGATTCTAACAACCTGGATTTAGTATCTAAAGATTCAGATAGATTTGTAGTATATAATATTTCATACAGCAGAAGTTTAGAAGGACCGTCTATGACTGTTTATTTGAGTGAGGTGTAAAATGGCTTCAGAAATATCTGCAACACCAATGACACCAAGCACACTTGGCCTTTCAATTAGCACAAATAATATTAATCCAGTAAAGACTGCACCCAGAGATACAATTTTATTTAATGATGATACTGTTCCTATTGAAATTATGACAGATCTTATTTTTGAGAATATTGGAGGGCAAGAGTTAATTAGTATTGCTAGAAATGATACAGTTAATGGACAAAAGGTTATATACCAACCAATTAAAAATCTTACACAAATTCAGCAGCAATATAACCCTAACAATATTGTTAGTCTTCAAGCAACATCAAATAAATATTTTCAAAACTTTTCTATTAAGCTTGATGAGAAGGTTCCAGATGAAGGCTCTGGCCCAAGTGGTTCTTATGTATATATTGATCCAATAACTGGAGAACTTGTAATTGAAGCTGTAAATTTGCAAGAAGATGAGCAAATAGAGGTAGAAATAACGATCAGTGGTACAATATATGAGGTGGAAATTTAAATGATAACTAATACAGGACAATCGATAATTGGTAAGTATTTGCTTGGACAAGCTCCAGCATATGCTTCATACATTGCTGTCGGTTGTGGAGCACAGCCACTTGCTACTGCCGATCCTTATGGAGATTATTCTCTAAAACAAAACCTAGACTTTGAAATGTTTCGTGTACCAATATCTTCTAGAGGGTTTGTAAATGATGGGGCTACAGAAAAGCTAGTTCTTACTGCAGAATTACCAACAGAAGAAAGATATGAAATAACAGAAATTGGAATTTACTCAGCAGGATCAAACCCATCTGCTGGTGCATACGACAGCAAGACTGTTTTTGCATTTACTCAAGGAGAAAACTGGCAGTATCATACATCTGTAGCAGCAACATCTATTCCAACCATTACACAGCCCTTAGATGATCCATTAAACGATAACGTTATTGCAACAACAGATTCAGTTTTTCAAACAAATGCAGACAACGCTATATTCTATAAAGCACCAAGACCAGATAGATATGAACGTGCAAGATTTTTAAATAATATTATTTTAATTCAAGGAAATGATTCAGATTTAACAGTAGATGCTGGAACTGGATCACCTGTTGGTCACTTTGTAATTGAGTCTGGATCAAATCATATTCATCTAACTGGGGCAGATGTTAATTTTACAAAAAACTCACCAATAGATGAACTAAGACTTGCGTTTTCTATTATTAGCAAAGATGGAGACTCTTCTGCAGTTCCTGACACTGTTAGAGTTTTAGTAGACTTTGCATCTACAGATGATGAAACACCAGATCAGTTTGCTAGGTTTGAGATTGAATTAGAAAATGGCAACGGTACTGGAGGAACATATGATTTTGAAACAAATAGATACTATGTAGCCTCTACACAATTACAAGAGCTATATCAAACACAAGGCTTTACATGGAATGCCGTAACAGTAGTAAAGATATACGCTTGTGCAATAGTTTCAGACTTGCCTTCAGAAGATTATTACATAGCGTTAGATGCACTTAGATTAGAAAATATTGCTACAACAAATCCATTGTATGGACTTACTGGATATTCAGTAATTAAAAATACAAATGCAGAAACAATTATTAAATCTCCAAATACAAGTAATTATATTGAATTTAGATTTTCAGTTGGTGTAACATAATGGCACAAACTATTAAAAAGTTTAAAACACCGACAACGGATTTGCCACCTGTAAGCAGCGTAACAGAAGGCTATTCTTTGCGGTATAGAATAATCTCATCAGATAAAAATAGAACATCTCATTGGTCTCCAGTATATTTAATATTACCAGACTATACCTTTGTTCCTGAAACTATAGATGTGTCAAAACAAGGCGATGTTGCAAATATTGTTTGGGATGCCGTTACAGTTAATAAAATTTATCAAGGAACAACATCTTTTATTGGCAAAGCAGCAGAGTATGATATTTGGTTAAGATGGGATAGAAATGATGGTGGTGATTGGTTATATAAAGAAAGATTACAAACAACATCTTTAAGTTTACCAATACCATTAACATACACTGTTGGTGGAGTAGTTCAGGGATCAGCCCCAAATAAACTTAGTGTTGAGATTTACTTAAAAGGTTTTCCAGTTGAAAGAGCAGATGGTGCAGTTGGAACACCATTTCTTAAAGTTTATAGACAACTCAACGTAACTGTTTAATGATATAATGGAGAGATAATGGCTAAAGTACCGCTACCAGAACGAGGACAACCTCTAGATTTAACATACATCTATCAATTAGTTGATACTGTTAATGATCTGTCTACACAAGTTTCATCAGCAACGTATAACTATACTACTGTTGATACTATTTCTGCAGGAAAACAAAGCATAAAAACATCTGAAGCAAGAGTTATTGGCGGGTATGTAGAGGTTGCAAACAACTCTACTGTAAGTGCTGGCAATGAAAAAACATTTTCATATGATTTTCCATCAGATTTTAAGTATGCTCCAATAGCTTCTGCTACTGCTGTTAATATTGGTAATACTCCAGCTGGACAAAATGTTAATGTTATTTTAAAAAGTGTTACTACTTCAAGAGTAGAAGGCGTAGTTAGATTCGGTGCATCTGGAGATTTATCTTTGGCAGTTCACTTGATCGTTATTGGTATTCCAAACTAAAGGGGACTGGGTAAATGCATTGTACTAGGTGCAATGGCAGAATGTTTGTTGATAGACAATATTCTAGCCATATACATATTGAAACTTATTGTGTTTGTTGTGGGAATAGAAAATTTTTTCATCCACCTTCAGACACCAAGGAGGGTAGATGGATTTTAAGCCAAGAAACATTGAGGGCAAAGAATACAATAGTCAGCCTATAATAAATGGCAATAAAAAGATTTGGTTTCTTAACGGAGACTTAGTTAGACTGCATCATAGTTCTAGATCTACTGGAATGGTCTCTGTTTATAATATTACTAAAGATAGAGTTGAAACTTGTTTTCGTACTGACTTTAGAAAAAATAGACAAAAAGCTTACACTGTATCAGAAACTGCACGACTTGTCAATAGACACAGGAAATATTTTCCAGCACTAATTAAACGAGGAGTCATTCCTCCACCAATGGGTGCACAATTAAACGGGGTACGAAAATGGCAAGTAAGAGCATACTACTCTGAGTCGCAATTAAAAGATATACGTGCTACACTTGCTACTATACATATAGGAAGACCAAGAAGAGATAACTTAATAACTAATAATTTGACTCCTACAAGTCAAGAATTGACACGAAGAACTGGAACTGGTATACTGGTTTATACTAAGACAGAAGATGGTAGGTATATCCCTATCTGGTCAGAAAACATAAATTAAATGGGGGAAACAATGGAAGAAGTTACAGAAAACACAATTGAAAGACAAAACACAAAGGTATCTGCAACACTTGGATACACTCTTAATCTAGGCAATTTTCAATCACTAAGAGTTGATCTTGGCGTTGTTGACTACACTCGTGATGGTGAAACTACCAATGAGGCAATGGATCGTATTTATGCTTTTGTTGAAAACAAAGTAATTGAAAAAGTAAACGAAGCAAAAGCTGAGATCGTAGCCGAGTAAGGTGGCTGATCGCAAAGACCGAATGGCTTTGCTCAGTCGCTACAACAAACTTTACTTGGAGAGATATGAGAAAAAGTCTAATATTAATTTAAACGTTGAGCAATGGGCATCTGATGCTCTTGTTGAATCATACGGACTTCCTTCTTGCTATGATCTATTAGATTATTATTTTAGCATTGCACAAGATGCAACATGGAATTTCTTTGCATACAATGCAGAAAAAATTTTAAATGGTAAACTTGATAAAGAAGAAGATGACAAAGAACGAGCAGAGCGTAGGGCTAAAGCAAAGGAGTGGTTAAGTGAATAATACAGAAGAAAAACTAATCACTGCGGTTTTAACAGACAAGCAAGTTCATGTTCTTTTACAAGCAAACGTTGATAACCTTCTTAGAACACATAATGATGTTTGGCAATTTATCAGAAACTATTCTGAAACAAATGCAACAGTTCCTCCAACATCTCTTGTTGTAGAAAAGTTTAGAGACTTTGCCCCAGTAGAAAATGTTGGATCAACAAAGCATCATTTAGGTGAGTTGCAAGTTGAATATCTAAACGACAGTCTAAAAGATATTATTCGTAATGCAGCATCTGAAATTCAACAGGGTGATGGACCAAAAGCATTAGAGCAGATTATTACTAAAACATCAGAGTTAAAGAAAAATACTTCTGCTATTCGTGATATTGATGCAACAGATATTGATTCTGCTATTGCTTACTTTGAAAATGTAAAAAAGCAGCAGGCACTTGGTCATATTGGAATTAAAACTGGCTTGCCAGGATTTGACAACTATCTACCTTCTGGAATTATGCCTGGTCAACTAGGAGTCTTTCTTGCCTATCCAGGTATTGGAAAGTCATGGCTGGCCTTGTACTTTGCTGTACAGGCTTGGAAACAAGGTAAAACACCAATGATCATCAGTCTTGAAATGTCTGAAACAGAAGTAAGAAATCGTGCATTTACTATTATGGGTGAAGGCTTGTGGTCACACAGAAAGCTATCTAATGGTGATGTGGAGATGGACATGCTTAAAAAGTGGCATGAAAATAAACTACAAGGAAAGCCTCCATTTCATATTATTTCAAATGATCAAGGTGGAGAAATAACTCCTTCAGTTATTCGTGGAAAGATTGATCAGTATAAACCAGACTTTGTTATTGTTGATTATCTACAACTCATGAGTCCAAATCAGAAGTCAGATAATGAAACGGTAAGAATGAAAAATCTTTCTCGTGAATTAAAGCTTATGGCTATTAGTGAAGAAGTACCTATTATGGCTATCTCTTCTGCCACACCTGATGATGCTAAGAATCTTTCTTCAGTTCCTACGCTTGGTCAAACATCATGGTCTAGACAAATTGCTTATGATGCTGACTGGGTATTAGCACTTGGTCGTGAGACAAACAGCGATATTATTGAGTGTGCATTTAGAAAGAATCGTAATGGATACATGGGAGATTTCTTAGTTCAGTGTGATTTTGATAAAGGTTATTATCGTTATAAAGACTTTGAAGATAAAAATGTCTAAAGAATTATACACAACTCAGCAGATAAACAGAGTTTTAATTGGCTCTGGAATTGACATTGAAGCAGAGTATGGAACAGATTATATTATTTTTTGTCCATATCATAACAACAATAGAACGCCAGCAGGAGAAGTTTCAAAAGAATCTGGATTGTTTTTTTGCTTTGGTTGTCAAACAACTAGAAGTCTTGTTGAATTAATTATGCATATGACAGGAAGAACATATTTTGAAACAATTAGGTTTGTAAAAAGTAAAGAAACAGAAACAAACATTGAGTCAGTAATTAATAAAGCTTTACATCAAGCCCCAGACTTTGTTCAATATGATGAAGTTTTAATTAAAAGATTAAACAAACAGGCACTAGATTCTCCAAGAGCCATGAGTTACTTTGAAGGCAGAAGGCTTACTAGAGAATCTGTGGTAAAGTTTGATCTTGGCTATTCAGAAAAACAAGACTCAGTGGTTATTCCAATGCAATCACCAGACGGAATGTCTATTGGTTTTGTTGCAAGAACTATTGAAGGAAAAGAATTTAAGAATACACCAGGCCTTCCAAAAAGTAAAATATTATTTAATCTGCACAAAGTAAAAGCATCAAAGATAATCTATGTAGTAGAGTCTTCTTTTGATGTTATTAGATTAGATCAAGTAGGTTTCCCTGCGGTTGCTACCCTTGGGGCAAATGTTTCTTCAAGCCAGATTGAACTTTTGAAACGGTACTTTACAAACGTTGTACTGGTAGCAGATAATGATGATGCTGGTTTAATTATGTCTAATAGGCTTACTGAAAAAATGGGTAACTTAGTTACAATAATTAATCTAGATCAAAAATATAAAGACATAGGCGACATGACAGATGATCAAATTAAAAACCTTGAGTTTCAGTTTGACAATGTTATTGATTCTATGCTAAAATAAAAACTTATATAAGGAGAAACATGACTATAGTAAAAGGGCTTAAAAATATCAACGCATTAGTTGACAAGCCAAAATATGAAGGAACAGGAACAAAAGTTCGTTGGGTTAAGTTAGCAGACGGACAAGCAGCAAAGATTAGATTTGTTAATGAATTAGATTCTGATTCAGCAAATTACAATGAAGGACGTGGGCTAGCAATAGTATGCTCAGAGCACACTAATCCAAAAGACTATAAGCGCAAGGCAGCCTGTACTCAGGAATCTGAGGGACGTTGCTTTGGTTGTGAGATGGCTCGCAAAGAACCTAAGTCTGGCTGGAGAGCACGTTTACGATTCTATACCAACGTCTTAGTAGACGATGGAACAGAAGATCCTTACGTTGCCGTTTGGTCACAAGGCATTAGTAAGCAATCCGCATTCAATATCATTCGTGAGTATGCTCTTGAAACAGGCAGCATCTCAAACTTGCAATGGAAATTAAAGCGTAATGGTCAGGGAACTGAAACCAATTACACACTTATTCCAAGCATTCCAGATTCAGAACCATTTAAGTGGGAACTTAGTGAGTTCTTTAATCTAGAAAAAGTTGTTCGTGAAGTTCCCTATCCAGAGCAAGAAGCATTTTACTTTGGATTTGATACTCCTTCAGTTACCTCAACAAACATTGACTGGTAATTGATGAATTACGTTGGTTTACATGTCCATACACACTACTCCTTAATGGATGGTGTTGCTACTCCAGAAGAATACGTTGACCGTGCAGTTGAGTTAGGGATGCCAGCTTTGGCTATCACTGACCACGGTACTTTATCTGGGCATAGAGAACTGCATCGTCTTGCAAAAGCAAAGGGCATTAAACCAATACTTGGCGTAGAAGGCTATATGACTACAAAGATGTCAGACAAGAGAGCAAAGGCAGAACGTCTTGATCCTCTTGACTTAAATTTTCATCATATAGTTCTTCTCGCTAAGGATCAAACTGGATTAGAAAATCTTAATAAGATTAATGAAGTTGCTTGGACAGATGGATTTTTTAGCAAGCCAAGGTTTGACTTTGAAACACTTGCTAAATATAAAGAAGGACTAATTGTAACCTCTGGTTGTCTTAGTGGTTGGATTGCAAAAGCAGTTGAGCTTGGTGAACTAGCAACTGCAAAGCGACATATGCAATGGTTTAAAGATGAGTTTAATGATGATTACTATATTGAAGTGATGCCTCATAACTCTGCTGAAATTAATAAAGGTATTATTGAACTTGCAGATGCAATGGATATTAAGATTGTTGTAACTCCAGACTGTCATCACTCTGATCCAAGTCAAAAAGAAATTCAAGAACTTATGCTTCTTCTTAATACACATGCTAAATTAGAAAAAGATGTTACATATGAAAAGTCTAAAAAGAAAGAATCTTTTATGGATAGACTTGATTATCTTTATGGCGCAGATAGAATTATGAGTTTTAATAAATTTGATATTCATTTGCTTTCATATGAAGAGATGAAAGATGCTATGTTAAAGCAAGGCATTGATCGTGAAGATATGTTTACATCAACAATAGAAATTGCTAATAAAATTAAAGACTATGATATTAAAGAAGGTCTTAACCTATTGCCAGTTCAATATCCAAAGCCAGGCGAAGAGTTAAAAAAGCTAGCACTTGAAGGATTAGAAGGGCGTGGACTTCAGGGTAAACAAGAATATATTGATCGTCTTGATGAAGAATTAACTATTATTAATGATAAGAACTTTGCCCCATATTTTCTTGTAGTTCGTAATATGCTTAACTGGGCAAAGAAAGAAGACATCATGGTTGGTCCAGGCCGTGGATCATCTGCTGGCTCTTTAGTATGCTACACACTTGGAATTACAGACATTGATCCAATTAAACATGGATTACTATTCTTTCGTTTTATTAATCCAGAACGTAATGACTTCCCTGATATTGATACAGATATTCAGGATTCAAGACGAGATGAAGTTAAAGATTATTTAGTTAGACAGTACAGACATGTTGCATCTATTGCCACGTTCTTACAGTTTAAAGATAAAGGTGTTGTAAGAGACGTAGCACGTTGTCTAAGCATTCCTTTATTAGATGTTAATAAAGTTCTTAAAACAATTGATACTTGGGATGAATACTGTAGTTCTAGAAATGCTGCATGGTTTCGTGAGAAGTATCCAGAAGTAGAATTATATGGTGATCAACTTCGTGGAAGAATTCGTGGTACAGGAATTCATGCTGCTGGTGTAGTTACCAGTAAAGATCCTATCTTTAAGTATGCTCCTATGGAAACTCGATCTGTAACTGGCAGTGAGTCTCGCATTCCTGTTGTTGCAGTAGATATGCAAGAAGCAGAAAACATTGGTCTTATTAAAATTGATGCTCTTGGTTTAAAAACTCTTAGTGTTCTAAAAGATACACTTGATATTATTCAAAAAAGAGATAAGAAAAAGATCAACCTTTTAGAGATTGATATGGATGATAAGAATGTTTATCAAATGCTTTCTGATGGATACACAAAAGGTGTTTTCCAGTGTGAAGCAGCACCGTATACAAATCTTCTTGTTAAGATGAATGTAAAAAACCTTTCTGAACTTGCAGCATCTAACGCTTTGGTTCGTCCAGGTGCGATGAATACTATTGGAAAAGATTATATTGCTCGTAAGCATGGTCGTCAAAATATTAGCTATACTCACAGCATATTAAAAGAGTTCACAGAGGACACTTATGGTTGTATTCTTTACCAGGAACAAGTTATGCAAACATGCGTACACCTTGGCGGTATGTCCATGTCGGAAGCAGATAAAGTACGTAAGATCATTGGAAAGAAAAAAGATGCTAAAGAATTTGATGAATTCAAAGATAGATTTATTAAAGGTGCTTCTAAATATATTGCACCAAACGATGCTTTGGATCTATGGCATGACTTTGAAGCTCATGCTGGCTACTCGTTTAACAAGTCTCACGCAGTGGCTTATTCTACGCTTTCGTACTGGACAGCGTGGCTAAAGTATCACTACCCATTAGAGTTTATGTTTGCTTTATTAAAAAATGAAAAGGATAAAGATGCAAGAACTGAATACCTTATTGAAGCAAAAAGAATGGGCATTAGTGTTAAGCTACCTCACATTAACGATTCGGATATGGATTTTAAGATTGAGGGTAAGGGTATTCGGTTTGGACT